CGCGGCGCTTAGAAGTGTGCGGCTCACAAACCAGTCGCGCTACCAGACGACCACCGCCGCGAGCGCGGCGAATAACAATCATCCGGGCATCGATAAACCCTGGGACTTTGAGTGACGAAAACCAAGCGCCCGCCGTCATCGCGGGCCGACAAGTACATCCGGTGGATTGAAAAGTTTTGCCGCGTCCCGATGGGAATCGGCGCAGGCAAGCCCGTGGTGTTGCGCGAATGGCAGCGCGCTATCGTCCGGCAAATTTTCGACAATCCGCATGGGACGCGGCGCGCCATCATTTCGTTCGGCCGCAAGAACGGCAAGACCGCGCTGGCTTCGATGCTTCTGCTGTTGCACTTGTGCGGACCCGGTGCGCGGCGAAACAGCAACCTCTACAGCACCGCGCGCTCGCAAAAGCAGGCGGCGCTCATTTTCGATTTCGCAGCGAAGATGATCCGGCTCTCGGCGGAACTTTCCGCCGCGACGACGATCCGGGATACGAACAAACAGATCGTATGCCATGAACTCGGAACATCGTACACGGCGCTTTCGGCAGAAGTGAAAACGTCGTTCGGTCTTTCGCCGAGTTTCACAATTCATGATGAACTCGGGCAGGTGCGCGGGCCGAGCGATACGCTCTACGAGTCCCTTGAGACCGCGACCGGCGGTCAGGAATCGCCGCTCTCGATAATCATCTCGACGCAGGCGCCGCAGGACCAGGATTTACTGAGCCAGTTGATTGACGACGCGAAGCGCGGCGCCGATCCGCGGACGGTGCTCGCGCTCTACACCGCTCCGAAGGAATGCGATCCGTATACGGAGGAAGCCGTGCGCGCGGCAAACCCGGCGTTCGGAGATTTTCTCAACGCCGCCGAAGCGATGTCCATGGCGGCTGCGGCGAAGCGCATGTCATCGCGGCGTCCGGAATACCGCAACCTGATTTTGAACCAGCGCATCGACGCGAAAGCGCCGTTCATCGATTACGATCTATGGCTTGAGAATACTGGCGCGCCGCTTGCCGATTTCGCTGGCGAGGAAATCTACTGCGGGCTCGATCTGTCCGCCACGAAAGACCTGACCGCATTCGTGCGCGTCTCGAAACAAAACGGCGTCTGGCATGTGTTGCCGACGTTCTGGCTTCCGGAAGATGGCCTCACGGAAAAGGGCAGGCTCGACAGCAAACCTTACCGGACGTGGCAGGAGAGCGGGCATCTAAACACCACGCCTGGCGCGGCTATCGACCTGGATTTCGTGGCGCTTGAAGTACGGAAGACGTTCGATGAATGCGATGTGGTGGCGGTGGCGTTCGATGATTGGCGCTTCGAGAGTTTCCGGCCGGCGCTGGAGCGCGCAGGATTTTCGGAACGCGAACTCGAACGCTTCGTGAAATTTCGCCAGGGAACAAAGACGATGGCACCGGCGGTCGATGCGTTGGAGCGGGCGTTCCTCGGGCGCATCATCGCGCATGGGAATCATCCGGTCCTCGCGGACAACGCGGCGAACACGGTCACACATGCGGACGCGAGCGGGAATCGTAAGCTGGTGAAGCGGTTCATCACGGACAGGATCGACGGCATGGTGGCGCTCGCGATGGCTCTGGCGACGGCGACTACCGCTCAGGCTCCGGAAGCCAGGTCATTCTGGGAAGAGATTGCGGCATAATGGGTATTCGCCAATCTCTTACGCGCATCGCGTCCGCAATTCTGCCGCACCGTGCAGAATTGAAAATGACGCCCATGCAGGAAAGTATCTGGCGCGATATTTATGGCGGCGCCGAAACCAAGACAGGAGCGTCAATCACATGGGCCACATCGCTTGAAGTGACGGCGGTTCTGCGGTGTGCCGTCGTTTACTACAACACCCTCGGGTCTATCCCGTTCAAGCTGTATCGCCGCGTTAACGGACGCGGCATCGAAAAGGCAACAGATCATCCTCTCTACGATATTGTCCGGACAGAGCCCAATAGTTTTCAGGACAGTCTCCAATGGCGCGGCAACAAAGCAATTCACCTCGCGATGACCGGCAACGCTTATGACTTGGTTTCCAGAAACGGCGGCGAAATTATTGAATTCATCCCGCTTGAGCCTGGCATTGTTCGTGCCGAGCGCTCTCCGAATTTGAGAATCCGTTACTGGGTGCGGAATGAAAACGGGAGCGAGACGGAATACCCGCCAAGTGACATCTGGCATTGGCGAGGCCCGGCATGGAATACGTGGACTGGTATGGACCGAGTACGCCTTATCCGTGAGGCAATTGCGCTCGCGAGCGCAACCGAGTCGTCTCATTCGCACCTACATCGTAACGGGCTACAGACCACCGGCGTGTTCAGTGTTGAGGGGGCTTTGTCCGTCGAGCAGTATAAGCAGCTCGTAAAATGGATCGAGGACCACGAGAAGGGCAAGCCTCTTATTCTCGACCGCGAAGGAAAGTGGCTTTCACAATCGATGACCGGCGTTGATGCGGAGCACCTGCCATCTCGTAAATTCCAGGTCGAAGAAATCTGCCGAGGCCTTGGCGTACTTCCGGTTATGGCCGGGTACACCGAAGGAACCACGAGTTACGCCAGCGTCGAGCAAATGCTTCTCGCGCACGCAATACATACGGCGCGTCCGCTCTGGCGGTCATTTGAAGAGTCAGCGGACAGGTGGCTTCTTACGCGCGCTGAACGCATCGCCGGGTATTACTTCAAATTTTCCGACGGCGAGCTTTTGCGCGGCGATGCGGCGGCGCGGGCCGCTTACTATTCTGCGGCGCTTGGCGCGGGCGGCTCCCCGCCATGGCTTACCCAAAACGAAGTCCGCGAATTCGAAGAGCTCGCTCCGAGTCTTGAGCCGTATGCGGACAAGCTCGCGCGCGGAACAAATCCGGAAGGTGAGAGGCCAGGCGATGCCGCAGATGTATAGGGTTACGTTCGATACCGAACTGAAGTTTGCGGACGTGCCGGGAAAGTTTTCCGGCATGGGTGCCGTGTTTGGTAATGCCGACGCTTACGGCGATGTTATCGCGAAGGGTGCGTTTTCCGAAACTCTTCGCGATTGGGAGAGACGTGCGAAGTACCCGCCAATGCTTCTTATGCACGGCGGTGTCCCGTTCGGTGGCAGTGCGGATGCGATGCTGCCAGTCGGTAAATGGGATTCGATGGAAGAGACATCGAAGGGCCTCAGGGTCGAGGGGGCTCTCTTCGCGCTCGGGACGGAACGGGGGCAATACCTCTACGAGGGGCTGAAGTCGGGCGCGATTGACGGCCTCTCGATTGGTTACGCTGCAAAAAAGTTTACGCTCGGAACAAAGCCATCCGAACCGCGACGCATTTTGGAATCTATCGACCTCAAGGAAGTTTCCATAGTCACGTTTCCCGCAAACGACCAGGCCAGGATCGGCAGCGTGAAATCATCTGACCACATCAAAACAATCCGTGAATACGAGACCGCAATTCGGGAAGAATTGGGGTTTTCTCATGCTCGTGCGAAAGCAATCGCATCGCACGGGTTCAAGGCCGATCCGGGTCCTCGGGACGAGGATGCAGATGGCGGTAACGCCGCGTTAGCGCGGCTCCTCAGAAGCATTCAAACTCCAAGGAGAAAATTATGAGCAAGTACATGGATGGCGCCGCTCGTGCCGCCTACGAATACAAGAACGCGCCTGTCGAAGGCGACCAGGCCATCGCTGAAAAACTCGCCAAAGCGTTCGAGGAGTTCAAGTCCGAGAATGATAACGCGCTCGCCGAAATCAAAAAGGGCATCCCGACGGATGTTGTGACCTCGGATAAGGTCACGCGGATTGACAAGGAAATCGAGGCTCTTATCGAAAAGAAGGCCGCATCCGAAAAGAAGGTCTGGGATGAGCTGAAGGAAATCAATTCGAAGCTTGTACGCGTCCGCCTCGCTGGCGGCGATATCGGGGACGAAAACAGGGCCGTTGATGTCAAGGCGTTCAATGCCGTTCTAGGCGCGGAATGTGCCGCGAGGCAGCGCCCGTTCACGCCGCTCGATTACGGCGGGTGCGCCGATTACAAGACGGCGTTTGGAAGCTTCTTGCGGAAAAGCGAGAAAAGT